TTTTGGACTAACGTTAGTAAGAGTGACTTGATATCACTCATTTCAGATTTTAGATCAGAAACCTCTTTTTGTAAAGCCTTCTTATCAATCTCTTCTTTTTGTCTCTTATTGTAAGATGCCATATATTTATCATATTCATCATTGTTACCATAGATGATGGCATTAGAGGAGGGATCTCTGTAAAGTCCCTCCTTTCCTTCGACTGGAATTAAATCTTCAAAATCATTCATTAGGTTGCAAGTGCGATAGCGCGTAAATCAGCAATTAGTGGGACTCTTGCCTGATTGGAAGATCTCATAACGATTTTGATTTGGAATGCATTAAAATTCAAACCACTCGCTTCATAATAATAGTCCTTCCAAAGAATTTCTTCTGATGGAGAATCGTCATATTGAAGTGCCTTATCAAATTGAGTCCATCCGATAGAATCAATATCTTCAGCAGTTCCAGTGTCAAACGCTCTGTAGTAGATTCTAACATCTGCTTCAGGGGGACGAGACATCTGGAAATCAATTCTTAAAGATCTGGATTCTCTAATCAAACGAGCAAGTCTTGTAATATATACACAATCATTTTGATCACCAAGAGGAAGTGTTGAAACATCCTGACTACGATCAATTTCTCCCTGTTGTCCATATGGAGAAGAACCACCTGGCCATTCATTAATTCTATTTGAGGTAGTAATCAATGAACACCTATCAAGATCAACTACAGGCGAAAGAGATTCTTTTGTTGTTGATAGATCGATCAACATTGTAAGAGATTTTTCACCATCAAGTTTTGCATTTTCATTAACTTCCGAACAAACCATTCTTGGGTTGGGGAAGAAGTTTTGATCATTGAGTGTAATGGGTACATAAACACCATCATTAACAAACGATGCTTGATCGCGAGGAGAAGACCCACCTTCACCGCCACCATCACCAACAGAAGTTGCACTAGTAGTATTAATTCTGGCAGTAATATCAGTTTCGGGAAGACTCATTACAGAAATCGTTGGAGTCAGAGTTTCAAACTGAACATTCTGTGAAGCAAACACTCTGTTACCACCTGCGCGAATACCATTATTTGCAACACCCTGCATCTGAAGCATATAAGTATCTGCCCAAGGACACTCAAGACTTGTATGAGTTTTGTTAATATCAATCAGGGGAATACCATCAAGATTATAACACTCAACAACAGCACCAGACGTATGAGTTACATCAGCAGTGCTATTTGCACCTCTACCTGAAGTAGCAACGGTAATCGTTTTACCATCGCTAGAAATAGCAGAATATTTAATAATCTCATTATCAATTTTTACATATCCAGGGTTGGTATTACTAATTGCAGAACCATTAACAACAGTATGGAATGTTATAGCACTATCTACGGTAATAGTGGTTGCTGCAGCAGCTAATGCACTAGTAAGTGTTGTTGGAGAAATTTCAGAAACAACACCTTCAATACTAACATTATTGGTTCTGTTATGCATACCATGATTTCTATGGTAGACAAGAATTTCTTGTTCATCACTTGCATATGTAGGAACACTTGGTAAATAACCCCCGAAAGAATCTCCACTTTCCGTAGAAGAAGTTACAGTTGCAGTCCAACCACCACCTTCATTTAGAGTTTCGGTGTCAGTGAATGTACCAGTAATATAGTGAAGAACCAGATTGGAAGAACCATCCCAAGTTTTAACAATACCAACTGATGCAGAAGTTGCACCAGTAACAACATCACCAACTTCTAGAGTTCCAGATACATTACCTACAACCATAGTTGCAATTGCTTCAGAGGATCTAATTCTAAAAGTAGTAGATGTTCCCTGTAACCAGTTACCTGTCACATCATTGACTGTAATAGTATCAACTGCACTGCTAGATGTTGTGGAAGAAACTACAGTTGCTTCAGCATTAGAAGTTTCTTGCAGTAAACGAGCACCAATAGTGTAAGTATACTGTGATGCTGCAAGACCAGCACTCAATACAAGTTTTGGTTTAAGAGTTTGAATTGGATTATCAATCAAATTATGAATACCATTATTACCTCTACCTTGAGCAGCATTATTCAATGCAACAGTTCCTTGAGTTTGAGTAAAGTTTGCACGATAAATCGTAAACTTTAAATCTTCATATTGATCAGCAGTCCAGGTGGATGCGTTCTGTGATTTGAACAGAACACCAGCATAGGGTTGTTCAGAAATTGTTCTCGTTCCAGAGACGTCAACATCACCCATTCTAGAAATCCAAACTTCATACTCATTCGAGTCAGACAGAAGAACAAAACAATATTCAACGGATGACTTAATATAGACTGGCGCTTTGAAGGTAAATCTAGTAGCAATAGCAGCAGTTTCAGAAATATCAACCAGATCAGGAGTGATTGTGGTATCAGAGAAAGGAAGGATAGTCTTAGTAGGATAACCATTTTCCATAGTTCTGATCTGCATAGAGATCGGGATATTAGTATCTTTTGTTTTAAAGAATACATCAACAGAACTGAGGAATACCCCACCTTCTTCTTCCACAATAAAAGATTGTGCAAGAGGGTCATACCAACCAATTTGCCTGGTTTCAGTTCTAGTAGTTTGAACAACTCTATCTTCCGAAACGGTATCTCTAACAATTTCAGCATTACGAACTGCAAGAACATTCTCTTGTACAGTTTGAAGAGTTCCAGTTGCAGAATAAGTAGTATCTGCAGAAGAATCTACCGCTCCAGCAGTTTTATCATTTGTTTCTGATGTTGTGAATCTAAAGGTTCTAGTTCCTGTTGCCCAACGAGGATTTGCATCATTCTTGGGTGAAGGAACAAAGAATGTACCTTGAATATTACCAACATTATCGGTAAGAAGACGACGATCTTTGACAACCGCTCTTGCTCCAGAAGTTTGTCCAACTAAGATCTCACCAACCTGCATGTTACCAAAGAAGTCTGGAGAGACTGTCTCGGAGATTGCAGTGATGTCATGGTTCAGATATTCAGTTTGAGAAGAATATGATTCGGGAAGAGTTTCAGTTCCTTTTCCATAAGGATTAGTCTTATAACCATCATCAGGTGCAATTACCTTCATTTGACAATTAGAACTTTCTCCAATGACAGTTTCTCCAATAACGAATGGAGTTTCATTTGTTCTAGAGTCAATTGTAGAATTTTTGATCAACTCGATAACTTTAGGTGTAATGTAAGTAGATACATTGATACCATCAAAGAATGCGTACATTCTAGTGCGTGGTTTCAGACGATCTACATTAAAACCAATGTTACGAGATCTAATCCAAGGAATTGCACTTCTAGAAAGAACAGTATCACCTAAAGATCTACGCTCGATCTTAGGAACAACTCTTGTACGAACACCTTGACGAGCTTGGTTGTTAACAACTCTAAAGGTACGACGTTCATGGAGATAGAACAAACCTTGACGACGCTGACCGTGACCTGCAGCACCCAACTGACGACCGACACCATATGTACCAGAAGTTGATGTTGATTGAGTTCTAGAGGTTAGTGTTTCACCTGTCCAGTTAGTTTGCCAAGAACCCCATTGAATGGGTGCAAAACCATTTTGATCAACCTGAAGATCTTGAGAAACGGAGGAGAAATCGCCCTCAATATTCTCAACACGAGCAGGAAGTCTTTCGGTGTCAATCCAGTCATCTGATGCAGGCGTTAAATCAATACGACCAATGAAAGTAAATACGTTGAATGGGTTGACATTCTCTGCTCTAGATGCATAAGGTTGAGTAATAATTGCCCTATCCTCATAAGGCAACATAATAACATTACCATCAGTTTTAACTACATTACTAGAACTAGATTCGTTAAACTGTAAAGCAACATTAGTTGTGTAATGCTGAGGACGTAACTGCCCTTCTCTAAAGTCGAGAGAACACTTGTAATCAGGACTAAAGACATCACCAGTTGTGTGATCTGTAAAGTCATCTACAACATAACCATTTTTCAAACGATCGAAACCGTTTTCGTCGTAAGTTTTTGTATTCTCTGTTTGAGATTCAAGTAAAGATAAAGAAGTATAATATTCAACGTGGGTGAGTCTAGTCTCCAGATCACCAATATCCTTCATCGTATAACGACGAATAACTTCTGTAGTAATAAGAACATCTCTTTCAGGATCAAACACATATGGTTTGTATTCAATAGATGCTAAAAGCATCGCATTATCAATTTTTGGAGGTGGGATCAAGAAATATCCAGATACACCCTTACTCACAACAAGTTTACCATCATGAGAGAGGTATAATTTATCAATTCTAGGAAGATACCAAGAATAATCTGCTCTAAAGGAAGAATCAACTTCCATAATATCGAAAATGGTTGATGCACCAGAACCACTAGATGCATCGAAGACTCTAGAAACAAAATCAAAAGTTGTACAATTTACAAAGAAGGGAGCACTAACTGTTCCAGAACCATTTCTCAATTCTTTTACAGCAGGTCGGAAATCAATCTGGTCTCTAATATACTTAATAGAACCATCTAACTTATAGTTAGGAATCTCTTTATAACTGATTCCACTATAGGATTGAGCAGAGAAATAATCTCCAGATGCTTCATGTGAGAAGTAATCGAAAATCACAAGAAGTCTTCTTGTGGGAGCAACTGTAGAGGGAAGACGAACAAGTTTAGAAACATCATAAAAGTTCATCCTTTGCCCTTCTTCTAAAGCAAACTGATCTGTAATAACTTTGCTTCCAGCAAAGATAGAATCTTCACCATCATCAACAATACCTGCAATTGCATCACCAGAACTATTTTCACCATCAATAGTTTCACCTACAATGAAGGGGATTTCGTTTAGAGCAACATAATACAGTTTTAAATCTGCGTTAGAGAATGAAATTACTCTACCTCTAGCACCCGAAGTTTTACCAATAATCAGTGTGCTTGCAGCAAAGAAGACCGATTCAGTAAGAACAACATATGGGGACGACGCATCATTCTCATCAAATGATTCATAGATTGCATGTACATTATAAACATCATTAACACCAAACGAAATATCTAAATCTTCAACTCTAGTACCATAAAGAGCACTATAAGTAAGACCAGTGGGTTGTTCAACTAGATCTTCTGTAGTTTTGAAGACTTTAAGAGACTGCATTTTAGATGCGGTCTTAATCTTTTTAGCAACAGTATTTTTGGAAATTAACGCAGTTAATGTAACCGTTGCGACACTACCAAGACCACTAATAGAGAATGACTGATTATCAGAACCAAAAGAAGTGGTAAGATTGCCAGCGTCTACTTCAGCATCAATATCAACATTTTGACCATTTGAATATACACCAGAACCACCATTATCGATAATGGTTAAAATGTAATGATCTCCAGATAAAGCGCCAAAAGATTCTGATTCAGGAACGGTAAATGTGATTGAACCTGTAGTTACAGTTTTCGATGCAAAGTTTCTAAAAACGAAGAACGATTCATCATCCAAAGACCTCATTACATCTTCAGGGAGATCAAATGAGAGTTCGCCATTTTGGTAATCTTTTTGGAAAATAAAAGGACGTAATCTAACAAATTCACTATATTCACCAGCAGTTACTGTTCCTACTTTTAGAGTATTGTCCAATCTAGCGATTTGATCTGCATAATTAAAGATTACATCACCATCTAAAATGGTAGATCTCTTATTACTTGTTGTTGTTCCAATATTTGTTGGATCAACTCTCTTAACACGAATAGTGTTAGTACCTTCAAAATCAGACAGAGTTGGAGTAATTACATCACCAGGTCTCAAGTCTTTCTCATATCTTGTACGGAAACCAGTAACTTGTTCGCGACCAACACTTGCAACATCAAAGGTTGCGCTATTACCATGAATGGTGGCAACATTAAAAGTGCAACCATTACCATGTACAGTTGCAACATCGAAGGTTAAAGCAGCACCACCGCCACTACCAAGTTGAGCATCAGCAACAGTGATTGTTTCATCTACGACAAATCCAGAACCATCATCGGTAATGGTAACTGTTGCTGCACCATTACCATCAACTACGATAGAGAATGTTGCACCAGAACCAGAAGCATCTGTACTATAGTCAGAAGCACCAATGGCATATGTACCAGCTGCTCTAGATGAATCTGCTGCACCAATGGTATCAACAGTAGCAATGCCAGTAGCATTAGCATTAGTAACAGTTACAGTATTACCTGCTGCAAAACCACTGCCATCATTATTAACAGCTACTGTTTGAACAGCACCAGCGGCATCAACAGTAATATCAACTGTTAAACTAGTGCCAGAACCATTGTTAGTTGTTGCAATACCTGTACCTGCAGCATAACCTGTACCCGCAGTAGTGATCGCACTTAAGGTATTTACACCACTAGCATTAGCATTAGTAATGGTTAGAGTCTCATCAATTTCATACCCTGTACCAGCATTATTAAGTGTAACTCCAGTAACTACACCATTGGTAACAGCAATATCTACCGTAGCACTGCTACCATTACCACCAGTAGTGGCAATACCTGTACCTGCAGCATAACCAGTGCCACCAACAATAGTATCGACTGTTAAGATATCACCAGTTGTTTCATCCGTCTTAAGAGAAGACGATTCGATAGGACGAGAATCATTAAGAATCCAATTACAACCAAAACGAATATTATTACTACCATCTTTACCGAAAGAAGACCTTGTATCAGAAAGTCTATAAGAATGTGCTGCATCTAATGTGCCAACATCTCTACCGTTAATTTGAAGTTTTTCACCATTGGTAAATACTCCATTTACATGCTCCAAATAAATGTAGTGTGTATTGTTACCAGTGTCTGCAATATATCCAGAAGCACCAGATGTTCCACCAACAATCTTAGTGCCTGAAGTGTAAGTAATGGGATCTGTGATATTCAATGCAGTAAACATCTGCACATCAAAGAAATACAAATCATAAACACCACCTGGAACTATTGGAGATGTTCCAAAGGGTGATGTTGCTGCTAAAGCAGTGCTAGACTTTTGAAGTTGAATAACTCTACATCTTCCAATACGGTTAGCACCAGATTTAACAGAACTGGTAGAATTTGCTGACCAATCATCATATAGATCAAGTGTCTGATACGCATCAGTTACACCATCACCAGATACCTCTGGCCAACCATGCACATCGTAAACTTTTACAAAATTACCAAGATTGAAATTGATAATACCATTTTCACGACTATCAAAATCTCTGGGTTTATCTACGTCAACATATTGGGGAGAAATAAATTCAGTTCTATAACCTCTAATATATGCTTTACCAGGACTAACTTCAATTGCTAATTTTTCATCGCTAGCAAGATTGCCATCAGATGATGTCGTACCTTTAGTATAAACACCATTATTAAATGCATCATCAAGATGCTCACGAGCTTTTACATCAAAAGTATCGATTACATAATCGCCCGACTCTTCAAAAGTTCTACGAGCCATTGATTTCTCAAGCTCGCTATACTCAGTTCTCTCTACAAAATTTTCAATCCTACTGTTATTGATTCTAAGCAGTTCAATAAAGTCTTTATCTGCTTCATCAGTGATTAATTTTTTAACAAACTGAGTTTGAATTTTAAATCTATGAGCACCAGGAGCAGAATAGTTAGAAGTTCCTGCAGCGTTATCATTCAGAGACTCATCGTCTTCAGGAGTTACAATTGATTCAAGAATGTCTAAACCAACTCTATAAGAAGGATTGCTTCCATATTGATCCAGAATGATATAACTTGAGGGGACATTTACAAAGTGTCCTCTAATATAATATACACCTTCACTAATATATGCTGTAGAACCTACAGCAGTAGCATTAACAGGAAGAAGTTGAGCAAATGGAGTTCCAACTTCAATTAGAGTTGAACCGAATGTAATTTCTTTATCGGTAATTAATTGCTCATTAATCTGGAATGACTTCAATCCTGTTCCAGACGTAGTATCACCAGAATCAATATATTTTACATATAGAGTGATATAACCTCTTTCAGATTCTTCTGCTGAAATACTATAAAGTACCTTTGCCTTAACACCTGTAGTAAGACCCTCAATAATAGTTCCTGTTAATTGAGTTCTATATGTCTCAATATCACTACCTAAGAAAGATTCTTGTAAGAGAACTGCCTGAACATCCAAATCATAACCTACTTGACCTGGGATGACCATTGCACCATCTTTGAATAGATGTGTACCAACAGACTCTACTTGATTTTGCAGAATACTCTGCATGGTGCTGAGTTCTCTCGCCTGAATTGGAAATCCAGGGCGAAACAACACTCGATAAAAATTCTTATCCTTATCGAAGTCGTCGTAATAAGGGGTGACGTTTAGATTAGTGTTTTGTGCCATTAGAACTCGATTACGATTTTGATGTCTTCTACCTGGTCGTTTGCACGACTGATTGCTCTTCTATTATCTATATAAACAACTTGACCGCTGTTTGGTTCAATTTCTGGTTTTGCATAACCACTAGTAAATCTCATACCAAGATCATATTCGGTATTATTAATAGTTCTTGAAGAAGAGTTTGGAACTGCTGGAAAATTGGTGTCTGGTTGTCCAGATGCTCCAGAAGTTGCTCCACTAATAACATTAGAACCATCAAACTCATTCTGAGTGCCTGTAACTTCAGGGAAAATACCATCAACAGAGTTTTGATAATACTTCAAAACTTTAGTAGTAGCATTCCAAGAAATAACTCTTGCACGAGCAGTAACATTTGTACCACCAACAGTTCTTTGTTGAGTAATAATTTCATCAGGAACATAATTACCTTGGAATGTAGGTGAAAAGATGACTGCTTTTGTTGCAGAAACTGTAAGATCTGCAAGAAGTTCTGAAGTTCCAAATTTTAAAGGATTTGTCATCAATCCAATACGACGATAATCATTATCAATAGGAAAATCACCAGCACCCTCATCATACGAGAGTTTTGCGTTAATCATTACTCGGAAACCACCAATCTCAATACCAGAATCATAACCATGACCATTTGGGGGTGGAATAATGACATCTACTTCTCCACTAGTTCCTGTTCCAATTCCAGTGATAGATCCAATACTAATTTGACCAAATGTGTAACCAGTGCCGCCAGAAGTTACAGTAGCACTTGTAATCTTACCACCATCAACAACAATAGAAACACGACCACCAGTGCCATCCCCATTGATAGCGACATTATCATAAGTGCCATTATTATATCCAGAACCAGCAGCATTGATTACGACAGTATCAATTTCTCCACCAACCGCATTAGTTTTTACCGAGTCATTTGTAAAGACTGGCATATAATCATTGGAGAAAAACTTGAGAACTGAGGCAACAGGAATGGTGTACATGTACTTCCAGCGATATCCATCACCAGTAGTAATGATGCTAGTGGAAGTACCAGTAGGCTCAACTGTAGAAGGTTTACCATTAGGATCAGAAGGAGAAGTACCGTTGAAAATACACTTATATACTTGATATTGTGAATTTACAACATAAAAATCCGCATCATATAATTTAGTAGCACCAGAGGCAGCAGTTTTACTAGGGGAATAGTCATGACGATACATGTCATATGTAAAACCAAGACCACCCGTAGTATCTTCTGGAGCAGTCCAATCAATACGACGAACAACTTGAATAGTGTCCGCAGCAAGAACCCTCTTCAAAGAAATCATATCATCGAAAGAATTAGAAAACTCAGAAAAAGAATCCACCGCTTGAGGAGGTGAATTTTCATTATCCCAAGGTTGAGGTCTTCCGATAAAGACGTAAACTCTATCTCTATTAGTTCCCGCCGCAGAATCACTTTGAGTTGCGTCAGGACCCTCAAGTGCTTTAATGAATTTTCTCGCAGAAAAAATTCTAAATTGATCAGTAAGTAGGGCTGCCATCTCTTAGGTACTATTGTCCTCTTGTTTATTTATGTTGATTACGAACGAACTGTTGTCAGATAATCGATACTCTTGATTCTGTAAGATGCTCCACCATTGCCATTTAGTTTTTCTCCGCCCAAAATAGCATATGCCACAACACCAGATCCAGTGCTATCCCCACCAGCATTAGTAAATGTAATTTCAGGATGCAAATCATAAGTATTATCAACCGACTGAACATATCCATATCCACCATTAGTGATAGTAATAGATTCCACCTGATCACCTGCTGTTGTCATATTAACAGTTCCTGTTGCTCGAATGTCTCCAATATTTTCAAATGCAACTGTAGGTGTCCCTGAATAGTTTGTTCCAGCGTTCTGAATGAAAACATCCACAACCGTGCTATTTTCAGAAAATTGATACAAATATCCAGATTCACCTAAAGCAACATTGTTAGTATTATATCTAACAATATCTTTGACTTGAAGAATTTTATTTGTTGAATCCCAAGAAACAACTGTTGCTTGTACACCAGAAATATCACCAGTCACAACTTCATTAACACTGAAGTTCTGTCCATTTCCATCTAAAACATCTAACTGGATATTTAATGTTGATACATGATCTGTTCCTTCACTGAGTCCGCCAGCAGTGGATATATTTGCATATTTAAATGGCACGCTAGCATCTTTAACACTATCACCAACAGCTAATAATGTTGTATTAGTTCCACCCTGTGTTGCCTCAATACCATAAAGAGAATCGTAGATTCCACCATCAAGACTAATTTGATTTTCAAAATCAGTTCCAGTATTTACAAGATCAGGAATTCCATCACCAGCACCATCATTCTCATCATTGTCCTCAAATACTCTATCAACTAAAGTTGAAATTGGAACAGTTAAAGTTGTAATCGTAGATCCTTCTTCAGTAAGGACCACATGAGGATTTTCACCAAATCCAGTTGTATTTGCAACACCAGCATCAAATTGAATAGTAGCATCCTCAGTTGAAGGAATACCCGCATCAATAAATGCTAGTTCATCAATCTCAAAGGTCAGCAATAACTCTCTTGTATTTGGATTCCAATCATAAACTTTTGCAATTTTATTATTTGCATTTTCAACTCTACGAATAACTCTATCACCAATATTAAATTTGTATGTGGAAACTCCTTGTTGATCATTCTGACCAGCATCAAGAATTACACGCTGATCATAATTGAAATTTACACCCCGAGTGAGACCAGCAAACTTCTCATCAGTCTTTGAGGTATACGCAATCGTTTCATATCCTAAAATGAATTCTCCAGATCCAGGGAAAGATGATGTATTTTTTACAAAAATTTCACTGTCATCCGCATTAACATCATAAGTCAAACCAGTCAAATAAATGTTTGATGCATTATTCGCTTGACGTGCTCTAGATTTTCGTTTTAAATTTACTAATCGTTGGAATATCACAGAGGGTGGAGAAGTATATCCTGTTCCTGGATCAGTGACAGTAATGCTGGTGATTTGTCCTTGATCAATTTCTGCTACTGCTTTAGCACCAATACCACCACCACCATTAAGAAGAATATATGGTGCCTCTTGATAGAATTCACCACCATTTCCAATACTAACTGACGTAACTTTTCCTGTCACATCAATTTGTGCTGATCCTTGAGCGTCTTGTCCTCCACCACCCTCAAATATAACTGTTGGGGCACTAGCATAACTCCTACCTTGATTTAACAATGTCAAACCAGTAATAGTTTGAACCGTTGGAGTTACTGCAGCACCAGATCCTTCACCACCTAAAATTCTAGCATTTGCTGGTCCATAATAATTATCACCATTTTTTGTCATTTTAATATAAGAAACCGTTCCATTATCAGTAAGAACGACTTCTCCTGCAGCACCATTAGGAAAATCCTGAGTAACTCCAGGAACAATATCACCTTCAAAAAGAGGCGTACCGTAAAATTTACGACCGATAACATAGGGATAAACAGGATTACCACTACCATCCTCTGTCATAAAATATGCATAGGTGCCGTTTGGATAATCTGGGGTTACCGAAAACTTACCATTAAATTCGTCAAGTGTACCAACACTAGAATCATAAATGTAATCTTGAACTAAATCACCAAGAAGATATCCACTCTGAACAGTTCTTAAACCAACATCACTGGTTTGATATGCGAAAATGTATAAAGTATTGGGTGCTGTTGCTGGTACAACAATTTGTATTCTTCTTTGTGTTGCCGTATTGAATCCAGCAATATATGCAGCATAAGTTACTGCAGAACCATCTAGTGTATAAGTAACTCCCAAATCATACAGATAGGAAGTAGTTCCAATACTATTGGCAGAATGCCACCCATCTTCGGTCTCTGAGAAAAGTAAATATTCTCCGTCATTTGAAGAATTATCTTGATTAAAGATAAAAGTCTTTCCTCTATCTAAAGACAAGAAATTTGGTCTGGAACCATCAAAAAGAAATTCTCCATTAGAAACAGTTACTGCATAAGTTGTTGTAGTTGCAGAATTTACAGCAGGTCTTGTACCAGGAAGTTCTGCTGTAGTTCTTAATCGATGTGAAGAAACTTCTCTAGCAACATTTCCACTAGAGTTATATCCATAAGGACCATAAATCGGATATCCATCAAAGGACATACCAATAATTTTGGAGTGTCCGTCAGTATGACGACTATAATCTAAAGTTGCACCAGAACCAAAATAATCCTCAACATAATAGTTATTTTCCAGAGTTTCAGCACTAGTATCTGTACTGAGGATCATATATCCCTCATCACCATCCTGACCAGCCATATTTGGATGATTTAAGCAATAATAATAAATTCTATTATTTTCATCAGCATTCATCATGAATATAGGCATATATTCACTTTCATAATCTGCTGCTGGTGCTGATGAAGATCCAGTGCTAGTGTAATAAAGAGTACCAGGACTAGAGTTATGAGTACCATCAGCGGTTGTACTGAATCTAATCGGATGATTATTATTAGTAGAATCAGATTGATTAAATTTAATTAGATAATTTCTTTTTACCGTAATATTTTCTGGAGCAAAATAAAACACTCCTGGTGTAAAGTTGCCAAATTTTGCAGCGTCTGAACCAAACTCAATATAATATCCATTAAAACTTACTGGATCATCTGAAATTCTAAAAGTAAATCCAGTAGATCCTAAACATCTATCGTTTTCAGCGAAAGGAGACCCCAATAAATTACGTAGATAAATTCTAGTTACAACATTACTGTCATTTCTTACAACTTTAGAAATTTCACCAGTTGCATTGCCCCCAATCTCATCAATAGTTCTACCAACATCAACTGTCCCTAAAGTTTCATCAACAGCAGTAACATCTATGGCAACATTTGCTTCAACCTTTGTATTCCAGGTAAATTGTTTAAACTTGCCCCACTGCAATACACCATTTTCAAGTTTGAATTCATCTAAAGTTTTACTTGTATGATAGTATACAACATTTCCATCAGTTACAGTATCATAAGAACTGTTATTTTTAACATAATCATACTTAACTGTATCAATGGCAAAATTAACTGGTGCATTTCCTGTGGTTCCCCACTCTGGAGTATGTAAAAGACTTCCATTAGCAAGAATGCCAAGTACTTTATTATTTTGTTCTACCCTAGTTGCAGGATTTGGAACGTCTTTACCGCCCCTGTAGATGAATGTCTGATCAAAAGTTCTATCAACAAGTGGTCCACCCCCTGGTGCTGCCTCTGCTTGTGTCCATGCTGGTTTAGGATGATTATCAGATTGTATTCTTAATCTATCTGTAGTGTTAATGAAAGCACCACTGGTTGTAGAATTGGGATGTGCTTGCCAAATACGATTAATATCAAAAGAATTTACAACATTTGGTGTTTCTTGTTCTGGAAATATTTGCAATCGCAACGGATCATATCCTCTACCTCTTTCAAGAACACGAACATGAATAATTCTTCCAGAGTCTGCGTCAATGATTGGATATAATAATGCTTCTTGATCTGGAGTGCCACAACCAGTAACAGTTAGTCTAGGTGGATCTGCAGGATCATATCCAGATCCACCATTTAATACTTCTATCGCACGGACGCCAAAAGTTTCATCAAAAATTGGTTTGATGGAGGCACCTGATCCAGGGACAGTTCTAGTCATTTATATCAACCTAATACGTTAATAGTGCCGTTCATCGCAGCGTGAATTGTACACTGATAATACAGTGTAGAAGGAGCATTCATAGGAACAGTGAAATACAATACCGAAGTTCCACTACCAGATTGTCCTGATGTATACGCAGTTCCAGAAAGACCTGCAGTGCTTTGAATTCTAAATGGGTGTGCCGTAGAATTTGCGCTATTATCAAACGCATAAGTCATTCCACGCATAACATATAATGTGGGATCGGAAGTTGGAGCAGAGAAACCAGGACCATTAAATGTAAATGATGAAGCACCATCAGCACCAAGATCCCACCAAGTCATTGGACTACGAGTTACAACCCAATCAGTACCATTCCAATATAAAGAATCACCCTGAGCAACTCCTGCTACATTAGTATCAGTTAATGCTGCAAAAGTTGTAGTTAAAGTTCCATTAAATGCAACTGTAACTGTATCTCCAGAAATAGAAGTTACGATGTCAGTTCCGCCAGCAATCGTTAGAGTATCGGTAGCAGAGTTTGCTGTTGTAGTTCCAGTATCTCCAGCAACTGAAGCAAATATATTTTGTTGTCCCGCTCCAGCAGTATCATCTGCAGGAACAAATTTAGTTCCATTCCACTTCAATACTTGATTACTTTGAGGCGCAGCAGTGGTGATATCAACATCAGAAAGATCGTCGATACTTGAATATTCTGTGAGAAGTTTTGCCCTAGTATCACCAACACCACCAGCAGTAATATTAATATTTACATATGGATTATCATCACCATCTACTGTATAGAAATATCCAGGATAAGTTGCAGCAGCAGGAGCACCACCAATATTAGCATACTCATTCTTATAAGAAATTGTAGAACCAATGTCCACATTTCCAGTAGCACCGTCAAAAGTAGCGGTTTGACTTCCAGCAATAATTCTTACATCTCCTGTGCCATTTGGAACGAAATTAATATTACCATTTGAAGAAGAAATGATATTATTTCCCGCAACATCCAATGCAGAGGTTAATGCATTAAAATTAGCAGCAACAAAACTACTACCATTATATTTTAATACCTGCCCCGTAGCGGGATTTGCAAGAGATATATTTAAAGAAGTGTTATTACCTAAAGCGGTATATAATTCATCAAAATTATCATTAATCTTATCACCACCACTTCTTAGTGTATCACCTGTATTATCATTAGCTGTAGTACCAATGTTTAGGGATTGTTTAGCCATTACTCGCTATGATTTTTAGTTATTTATAGGATCTCTGGATCAACTAGTTCCTCGCCATAATCTGCAAGGTTGGGAGCAGTCCAATCATCAGGAACTGCTGTTTCAACAGCAACTTCTGGATTCTCATAATTACTTCCTGCATTTGTAACTGTTATACCAGAAACACCTACAAGTGCCTTAACTTGTCCATCAAAACCAGAGATGGAATCAAGTCTCACAGTGGGTCTAGAAGTATATCCAGATCCACCAGAAGTAATTTGAACTTTTTTAATTGTACCGTTAGTCAAATTAGCGGTTGCTTGAGCATTTTGTCCAAAAACAGATCCAAGATAATCAAATGTAATTAGTGAATTTGATGATTCAATAACAGCAACCTCACGATCACTTACTTCACCTTCAATATCAATAAAGTCACCCGCTTCAACTGGTGGCACGACCGTATCTGCATCAACGTCTGCTTCAGAACCAACATAAGAGAATCCTACAAATGTGGATCCGAATCGGGGAACTTCTGAGAAGATAATTCTAGAACCAACAATTTCAAAACCAACTCCAGGTTCTTGAAGAACACCATTGACAGAAATTATAATATTATTTTCTGGACGGATGCTACTAGATTGAACACCATCGGTAAGAGTAAGCGAATAGAAAATATCATCACGCTTAAGGTTAAACGATTGACGCAGAGAATCAAATTCAAAGGAAATATCATCAAGTTGTCTCAGTTTACCAAGATAGAATCCAGTAAATGATGCTCCAAGATCTGGTGCTTCAGTAAACTGAATCTTATTAGAGAATGCAGTATAAGCATTTGTACTACCAGGAGGTTGAAGGACACCATTAATGAAGATCATCATGTGTCCAGCAGGATCTGGTAAATACTGCGTGCCATTATTAATAGTGAGATCAAATGTTGTTTGAGATCCATCAAATCCCTTAAAGAATCTCTTGACCCTTCCTCTCAGTATCTTTCTAATTACAATAGCAGATCTGTAATCATCAGGACCTCTAAGTCCATCTCTACCAGAGAATGTTCCTGCAATATCAGTGATATACAATCTTGTAGAAAGACCAGAAGATTGAATATCTTGAACAAGTGCTGATGCTCCTCCACTAATAGTGGTTTTGGAAGTGCATGTTGCTACTCCGATTAAAGATTCTCCAGAAGCACCAAAGTCACCAACAGAATCAGTACCAGTTATAGATCCTTGTACAGGAACATAATAAATGTAATTATTAACTGAGTCATATTCTGTAATAATACCATAGTTGTTTGTATCTCTAGCATTAGCAATAGACTTATAAAGTTTATTACCAGGAGTAAATGTATTTAAAGTTGAATCCACATTTACTGTAAGTCTAGAATATCCAGTGGATGCAATTTTATCCCCAACATTGATATCAAGACCAGCATATTTTGAAACTTCCAAATATTCTTGCGAAGAGTCTGGATAAACAACAGCAGTAGATTCAAAATTACCAAAGATAGTCTCAGTGTCAATTGTAAGTTTAGCGCCAGTGTTATCAATAACTGCAGCTTCATTTTGTGTATAAGAAACTGGTTCAGCAGTTTCAGTGCTCGTATATCCAAGGAATGGGATATTTTCTGTAAAGGATCCTTTTACATAAATTACGTGCAATCTATTTTCAATGGCACTAAGTGTAGCAGTTGTGGTATTAGTAGCACCAACAATAACATCTGAGATTGCCCATGTTCCACCTGTTACTGCAACATCAAGATACTTGTAATTGTCATCTTCATAGAATCCATAAACTGTACCAGTTATAGAAGAATCACCCTGTTTAGAGACTGTCTCATTCATAGTGAATGGTCCATCGGTGATATCACCATCAATTCTAAACCTCTTATAAACTCTAGCAACTTTTGCTTCGTTTAATGTGAGATTTTGAATTTCTGCAGTAGCATCAGATGTAGTTGAATAAATATAATCCGATCCAACCAATTCTCCAGAAATACCAATAGGAATATCTCTTTCTCCATAAACTTTCGTCAATGTAGAAGTTACAGAAGAACCTGTTCCCGAAGAAGAATAACCAGTAGAATAATTTGATGTAGGAGTGCTCAGAACAATAGCAGGTATGGCATTATTTTCAGTGACAGTAGTATAATAATTACTATCGTTCAACTGATTCTGAATTATATCTAAACTACTTCTAACTAATGTCATAGCAGTATTTGCATTATAATTTGCAGATACATTAGAATCATAGAACTTAGCAAATGAAGCAGATGGGGATGGACTTACTAAAGTATCTGAAAGTGCTCCATAGATGTAATCAATTAATCTTTCTATTGCATAAGTTTTAATATTATATTCAGTGTTAGTATAGAATGTGTTACCCAATACAGATGTATACGAACCCAGTTGCTGATTTGTCAGTTTAGCACCCCAAACATAAATGCCATTGTTTGCCACTCCAACATAATTTAAAGCTCCGTTAGCATTAAGAATACTGAGTTTAGTATTGAATGTGGTAAATCCAAATCCAAATGTTGCTGTTACATAAATTCTAAACCAACCTCCTCCAATAGGAGTCATTCCACGAGAGGTCACATTAATACCACTAGTAGAGAATAGACTACCAATTGTTCCATCGCTTAAATTTGCACTAAATTGGGCGTTTTCAGTACCGTTCCCCAAACTTACGGTAAATCGAACTCTATTATATTCACCCTTTTTGACAAACATGGAAGTGGTGAATGTCTGTGTCGATTGTGCAGAACCAGTATCAAACGTTTCCGTTGTATCATCAAATGTAATGCCAGTAGAATCAAAAGTATCAAAAGATGTTATTGAATAACTTCTTGTAATAAAGTGTTCTCCATCGGATGCCGTAGTATCAACCTTTTCTGCAGTTTGTGTGTTGTCAGGAGATAATGCATTATTAGCAGTAACACTACTTAAAGTTGCTGTCCAATTTTGATCAAACTGCTCGGGTAAAGTCCAAAGATTTATATTATCAACACTTTCTTCAATCAAAGAAACTATTGATTTGGCAGTATCTAAGGTTTTTATATTACTGTAATTATTATAATATTCATGTGCTGCTGTAACACCACCTGTTGCAATTGTTGCTGTGGCACCAGAAGGTGCTGTTAAACTATCTCCAGCAGCAAATATAGTTCCAGAAAGATCACCGATTATCATGTAAGCATTGGAAGTGTACAATACTTTTGCTGTAGTACCACCACTAGTTACTGTTTCACCAACAACAAATGTTCCAGCAAATGTGTTGAAAGTCAGAGTATATGCAGTTTGTGTATCAATTGTATTAGAAGTTAAATAATCATAGTGAATATTATTAACCGTTTCATCAATGAAAGAGTCGTATACCCAAGCACCAGAACCAAACTGTTCGTTGACAAGAGCAGCAATTTCTTGTTTATAATAATTTTTGTTGTAAATAATATTTTTAACAGCACTCTTTGCCTCAACATCACCTGGGAACAGAGTTGCTAGTCCGAAATCTACCAGATCTCTGAATCTGTACCATACTTCATCAATATCTGTAGGAGATTCTGAGTCTCTATATGCTGACTCATTTGTGTAAATTGCTGCATATTGATTACCAGATACTGTATCACCATTACTATAGAGTAAATTTTTAATTGCCTTTTCACCAAGAACTTTAATTTGTTCATGTGCATGGAAAAATGCATATAATTCTTCATCAATTGTCGTAATTTTTACATTTGAATCCAAGAATTTTTCCATTTGAGCAATGGAACTATTATTACCACCTGTTTGAAGATCTGAAATTGCAGCAATAATAAAATCTTCAATATATTGTTTATAATTCGATTTGTTATACAAAATCGCATCAAATGTTCCCGAATCGATAATATATCTGAGTTCTGTTCCTAATAATCCAAAACTGGAGAATGAAGAACGACCAGTAATCTCTTCAGAAATATATTCTCTATTGAAATAGAGACGATCACCACCAATGTTGTAATCGTTATTAGTTGGTGCAATAATATCATTAATTGTTGCAATCAAATTATCAATCGCGGTCTTAACATTGGCACAACCACCACCATCATTAGTAATACCCCAATCACCAGTGATAATATTATCAGTATTATCATACGTTAAGTCGCCCGTGATTGCTTGTTTCATATAAACTGCAAGTCGGTCATGAGCAAAAACTGATTGCCAAACTTGAAGTCTGATGTAAAGAAGTTCATTGACACTGTTCAGATAGAACTTAGCAGCTCTAACTGTATTTTTATTACCACCAAATTCAATATCTTTGGCAATAGCATCAACAATCAATGCCATGTCAGCTTTACATCTCAATGTACCTGCACCACTTCCATCAGCGTTTCTAGGCATATCAGTACCCAAATCAGGATACCTTTCAATCATATCGAATGCAGCTTTATCAACAATAACGGAGTTATTTGCACGAAGTAAATTTGCCGCATCACGGAATCGATACTGAGAATCCGAATCAACTTTATTAGCATATAAAATATCATCTGTAGCATTATGATATGAAGAAGTAAACCCAACTTCATTAAATGCATCGACTGTTCCACCCTGATATTCTCTTGCAGGTTCAACCTTAGTGATGGTTGCAAGGTGATCTACAGGGGTGCTAAGGTCTGCTTGCTCTAAAGTATCTGTAAGGATATCCAACAGGTTACTGATGGTGGAATAAACATCAGCACAATCACCCGTAGTGTAATTCAGAACCTTAACAGCATTTGCAGTAGCACTGACAAATGTATGAGCATAACGCTGACCAACAGGAGAAGCACC